CGATTCAACCGTTGGCTCGAGGAGTTCACGGCCGATCGCATCCATCCGTACAGCCGCCGGCGCATCGAGCTGATCGCATACGAGCAGAGCCACAATCGAGGCGGTGCCGCCACCGAGGTGGCCGCCGGCTTCACGACGCGGGTGCAAGAGCTGTGCGCCCGCTATGGCATCGAGCACGTGGCCGTGCACTCGGCACGCCTCAAGAAGTGGACCACCGGCCGTGGCAACGCGAAGAAGCCCGACATGATGGAGGCCGTCGCGCGTCGATGGCGCCGTGTCGAGGACGACAACGAAGCCGACGCGGTCGCGTTGCTGCACTATGCGCTGGCCGAGCTGGCGCCGGCGATGCCGGGACAGGGCGGCGCGTGAAGCCCAGATACTCCGTCAGTCGCCTCTCGACCGTCCCGCTTATCGAGCGATTCCTGACGAAGGTGGAAAAGACCGGCGTGTGCGCTATCCCTGGCCTCGCCGGCGGCGGCTGCTGGCTCTGGATGGGCGGACGTCGCAACAAGGAAGGCCATGGAGGATTCGCAGTCAGCCACGATCGCGTTGTGCCAGCCTACCGGTTCGCCTACGAACACTATCGCGGGTCGATCGCCGATGGGCTCGTGCCCGACCATCTCTGCCGGACGCCCCAATGCGTGAACCCGTGGCACCTCGAGCTGGTGACACCACGAGTAAACACGCTTCGTGGGCGTGCGCCCTCGGCCATGAACGCCCAAAAAACGCACTGCGTGCGCGGCCACCAGTTCACCCCGGAGAACACCCGGATCTCCTCTGGCCGTCGTATCTGCAGGGCATGTCACGCCGAGAAGTTACGCCGTTTCCGAGAGGAGCACCCGGACAAGATGGTCACGTACAAGGAAACGTTCCGTGCGCGACGTGCCGCTCGGGTTTGAGGTCGGCTCGGGAGCACCGGTATCTGTCCCGGTCACTCACACGGTGGTCACCGGTCAGACGCAACAAGCCGGCAAGACAACGTGCCTCGAGAGCCTCATCACACGGAGCGGCCTCCGCGCCATCACGTTCATCACCAAGCGCGGCGAGGGCAGCTTCGCGGGCGCGCGGCGGATCGACCCGTACTTCCGCGAGCAGGCGGACTGGCAATTCGTGGCGGCGATCCTCGAGGCCAGCCGCGGCGAGAAGCTGAAGTTCGAGCGCGCCTGGATCATCCGGGCGTCGAAGGGCGCCAGAACCCTCGCCGACGTCCAGCGCAACGTCCAGCGGGCGATGGGGTCGGCCAAGGGCATGAGCGCCGACGTCTACCTGACGCTCGACGCCTACCTTGAGGTCGTCGTGCCGGAGATCGCACGCGTCCGGTGGGCGCCTGGCCTGGCCCTCGAGCCCGGCGTCAACGCCATGGACCTCACCGCGCTGTCCGCCGAACTGCAGCACCTGGTGATCAAGTCCTCGCTCGATTGGGTTCTCGCCAAGGAGCGGGACACCGTCGTCGTGATGCCGGAGGCCTGGAAGTTCGCTCCCGAGGGGCACGGGACGCCCGTGAAGCGCTCAGCTGAAGCCTTCATCCGCCAGGCGGCCGGGCTGCGCAACTACCTGTGGCTCGACAGCCAGGACATCGCCGGCGTCTGGAAGCTGCTGCTGAAAAGCGTGCCGCTCTGGATCCTCGGCGTCCAGCGCGAGGCCAACGAGGTGAAACGGACCCTCGCGCAGATCCCCGCGGGCATCGGCCGGCCACGGTCGGAGGACATCGCCACGCTCGAACTGGGGCAGTTCTACGCGTGCTGGGGCCGGCATGTGCTCAAGGTCTACGTCCAGCCGGCGTGGATGGCGGACGCCAAGGCCCAGGCGATCGCCCGAGGCGAACGGCCGGCGGCTGATGTCCCCCTGGCGCCGGATCGCCCGGCGTCGAGCACCAAGGGACTGGGGCGCGCCGAGCTCGACGATCCAGTCCATCGGTCGGCATTCCGGGCGGCCCTGATCCATGACCAACAGGAGGACACCGTGACGAAGAGCGAGGCCCTGGCCCTGCAACGAGAGAACGAGGAGCTGAAGCGGCGACTGGCGGCGCTCGAGCACCCGCCGGTCACCCCGCCGGCGGCGGCGGCGACGCCCACCGGGGCTGCCGCACGGGAGCGTGCCGTCACACCCGCCGAGACGGTCGTCAATGAGGCGCTCTACCAGGAGTTCAAGCGCCGCCTGGTGTCCGACGCCGCGAGCGATCCGGTCCTGCTCCGCGTCCTGGCGGAGCGGCCCGAGCTCCGCGTCGAGGTTGAGCGCCGGACGGTCGAGGCCAACGGCTCGATACTGCTCGGTCGCCTCGCGCGACTGCTCGCCGACGGGTTCTTCGACACCCCGCGCACGGGCTCCGCGGCCTACAGCGAGCTGCGACGGTTGGCGTTTCCCTGCGCGAAGCCGAACGTGTATCGCGAGGCCGACAAGCTTGCGACCTTCGGCTTCCTGACTAAAGAGGGCGACGGCTACCGTGCGGTCCCCGGTATGACGGTGAACATCATCGAGCGCTGAGGCGAGAATCTCCGCAATCCATGCAAGTCGGACGCAGTGAATGCAGTGGACTGCTCTCCAGTGTGACGCCATCACTGTGTCTCTCTTTTTTTGCCTTCACGGACCCCCAAACGGGGGAGGGTATCCGGTAATGACCCTCCCCCGAGAGGAATGGCGACTGGTCCCAGGGTTCGATGGATACGAGGTGTCGTCGCTGGGTCGTGTCAGAAGCTGGCGCTCGACCCGCTATACAGGGCGTCGCCTTCGTACACCGAAGGTTCTCAGGCCCATCGTCACGCCAGTGGGGTACCACCAAATCTCGCTCCGACGTGATGGGCGGAATTTCCGAACTGGGATCCACCGCCTCGTCCTTCTTGCCTGGGCTGGGCCATGCCCGCCCGGCTACCAGGGCGCGCACCTTGACGGCTGTCCCGAGAACAATGTCCCGGCGAATCTTCAGTGGGCCTCGGCCGCCGAGAACACCGGGCACAAGCGCCGTCACGGGACGTTTGGCCATAAGCTGACTGACGCCCAGGTCAGCGAGATCCGCCGCCGATGGCAACCGCATCGGTACGGCTTGGTCCAGGCGCTCGCCCGCGAGTTCGGCGTCAGTCCAGACATGATCGGACACATCGTCGGTGGGCGGTCCTGGGAAGTGGCTTCATGACGCCCCAGGAGTTCCTCTCGCGCTTCGCGCGCGTCAAGAAGAACGGGCCGAACGACTGGCACGTGCCCTGTAGCGGCCACGACGACGACACGCAGGACCCCGCGAAATTCTCACTCCACGTCACGGCCACGAGCGACCGCCTGCTCTTGCGCTGCTTCGCCGGCTGCCCGGTCGAGACCGTCCTCGGCCGGCTCGGGCTGGCCGCGAGCGATCTGTTCGTGCAGGCGAACGGCCACGCCCGCCCTGAGGCGGGCCCACCGCCGACGCTGGCGGCGTTCGCCGCGCGGAAGCGCCTCGAGCCGGAGTTCCTCACCGACTGCGGGTGGAGTGAGACGACCAGGGGGCTCGCGATCCGCTATCGGCAGCGGGACGGATCCACGTGGCGGATGCGCTTTCGCACGTCGCTCGAGCCCGGCCAGGGCTTCATCTGGGATGGCCAGCACGGCAAGGCGATGGTCCCCTACGGCCGCTGGCGGCTCGACGAGTGGATGGAGCGCGGCGAGCTCTGGCTCGTCGAGGGCGAGTCCGATGCCGTTACTGCGTGGGCCCACGGCCTGCCGTGTCTCGGTCTCCCAGGCAACCTCGCCGTCAAGGCGCTCGAGCGTGAGGACCTGGTCGGCATCGACACAGTGTGGATCGTCGAGGAGCCCGGCCAGAGCGGCCGCGGCTTCCTGGAGGCGCTGCGGGGGCGCCTGCGCGCGCTCGGCTACCAGGGCCTGGCCCGTGTCGTCCGGTTCGAGCAGAAGGACCTCTCCGACGCGCACGTGGCGGCGGGCGATCGCTTCGACGGGATGGTGTGGGCCGTCCAGACCGACGCGCGCGATCTGTGGGCCGAGGAGGCGGCCCAGGGCGGAGCGCTCGATCCACAAACACCGGATGCCACCGAGCTCGCCTACATCGAGCCGATCGCCGTGTTCCTCGCCGAGGAGGACCCACCGGCGCGATGGATCTTTCCCGAACTGCTTCCGACCGACGTGCTGATGCTCGTCCACGGTGAGCCCCGCGCGCGCAAGAGCCTCGTTGGATTCGAGCTCGCCCTGTCCGCGGCGACCGGAACGGCGCCCTTCAGCCTGGATCACCTCCGACCGCTGGAGCCGATCCCCGTGTTGTACGTGCAGGAGGAGGACGCGCGATCGCTCACCCGACCACGACTGCGCCGGCTCGTGCTCGAGCGCTGTGGCGCCACGCCGCCGGCGACGCTGCACGTGTCCGTCCGCCGCGGCATCAACCTCGATGAGCCCGCCTGGATCGCTCGCCTCACCCGGGACATCACCCGGCTCGGCATTCGATTCCTCGTCCTCGATGCCGCGCGCCGGCTGTCAGCAAAGGTCGACGAGGGACCCACCAAGGTGCGCGAGCTGATCGTCGTGCTTCGGCGACTCGTCACCGAGACAGGTGTCACCATCGCTGTGGTCCATCACGACACGAAGCCGCCCCAGGTCGGCCTCGATCAGCGGCGCCGGAGCCAGCGCGCTTCGGGCGGCGACTGGTTCGCCGCCTGCGAGTGTCCGATCCACATCGAGCGCACCAGCTCGACCGAGAGCCTGGTGTTCCCCCAGGACTACAAATTCTCCGTGGACCCCACGCCATTCACGTTCACCTGCGAGGTGGACGGTCGGCTCGTCAAGGCACTCGTCGGCACCACCGTGTCGGCCGAGGACGCCGAGACAGCCGGCGTCCGGGGCAAACTCCTGTTCTGGCTCCAGTCGAACGGACCAGCCTCGAAGAGCGACCTAAAGAACGCTCAGCTCGGCCGGTGGGAGCGACTGGCGCCCGCCCTGGACATGCTCATGAAGGCGGGCCTGGTTGACTCCGCGCCGGGCCGGAAGAAGGGCAGCCTCCGGTACTTCGTCGTCCCTGCCAAGGAGGAACAGAAGGCATGAAATCGAACCGGAACGAATCGGAACCGCCCTGTTCGAATTCCTTAAGAATCAATAAGTTCGAATCGGAACGTCAGAATCTCAATCGAATCGGAACATCGCGCTCCGGTTCGATTGGTGCAACAGGAAGAAGAACAACCAAGTCAGGCGGTTATGAATCGGAACGTCCCATGTTCCGATTCGTTCCGATCCCTGGCGATGAACCAACACCCCTACGTAGTAGGGGTGTGTTCACGCGCGGCCGGGGTTCGCGATCCGTGCTGTTGACAATGGGGGCAACTTCGAGTCGGAACTGCAGACGTCTGCACCGCCGCACGTTCGTGGCAGCCAGGGGCGGTGAAGGAGGAGGTCCATGCCGACGCGTCCGGGAAAGCCCTGTGCCTGGCCGAGGTGCCGCGCCGTCGTGCGGACGCGGTTCTGCCCTGCACACGCCAAGGCGTACGACGCCCAGCGCCCGACATCCACCGAGCGCGGGTACGACGCCGAGCACCGGGTGTGGCGGGCCGCGGTACTGGCGAGGTGTGGCCACCGATGCGTGGACTGCGGCGCCGTGGACGACCTCCACGCCGATCACATCGATCCGAACGGACCGCGCTACGACGTCGCGAACGGACAGACGCTGTGTCGCGGCTGTCATTCGCGGAAGACGGCGACGATCGACGGAGGGTTCGGGAATGCGAAGCGATGAGGCGGGGCGGGTCGAAATCTTGAACGATCGCTCGGAACTGGACCGCGCGCTAGCCTCGCGCGAACCGCGTCATGTTCCGAGAACTGAAAGCTGAGGCGCCTGCGATGCCAGGACCACCCAGGACCCCGACCCCGATCAAGGCCGCGCGCGGGACGCTGCGGACCGACCGCACCAATCCCCGTGAACCGACGCCCGAGCCCGGCAAACCGACGCCGCGGCGGTTGGCGCTTCACATTCGGCGTGAGTACGACGGCCTGGTGCGCGTGCTCCAGCCGCTCAAGGTGCTGTCGCCGGCCTACGTGCGGGTGATCGAGCTGACCGCCCAGGCGCTCGCCGAGTGCTGGCAGCTCGACGCCGCGATTGCGCGGCATGGCCACACGTACGAGGCCACGACGGAGGCGGGCTCGACGATGATCCGGCCGCGGCCCGAGGTTCGGCTGCGTGCGGACGCGTGGCGCCGGGCGCACGACGGCCTGCAGCAGCTCGGGCTCACGCCGGCGGCGATCGGGAAGGTCTCAGCGCTCGGGCCGACCGCGGCGAAGGACCCGGTCGCACAGTTCAAGGCGCAACGGCCGGGGAAGTCGACGGTGACTCGCATCGGCGAGCCGGCATGAGCGACCGACTCTTCCATCCGACCGTCTGGTCCTATCTCCGTGGCCTGCTGGTGCGCGGCTTCGAGGGGCCGATCACGATCTGGGCCCACCGTGGCAAGTTTGTTGATTTCTCGCCGGTCGAGCCCGTACAATGCCCGCGAACCGCCGACAGCGCACCGTCGGCACTCCCTGCTGTTGCTGCTGCACCCAACCCCCAGCAGGGAGAGCCTCCCCCTGAAGCGATCCAGAAAGCCGCGTCCGTCTCCGACTGACTCCGTCACCGCCTACGCGCGTGACGTCGCCGAGGGCCGCGTCCTCGCCGGCCGTTTGGTCCGGCTCGCGTGCGCCCGCCATCTCCGCGACCTCGTCGACGGCCCGAAGCGCGGGCTCGCGTGGTCGCCGCCGCACGCCCAGCACGTCATCGACTTCTTCGCGAAGTTCCTGAAGCTCGGCGAGTCCCACGAGGGCTTGCCGTTCGTGCTGCAGCCGTGGCAGCAGTTCATCGTCGGCTCGCTGTTCGGCTGGCTGAAGGACGGCCAGCGCCGCTTCCGACGCGCCTTCATCGAGACGGGCAAGGGGCCGCTTGCGCTCGATACGCCGATCCCGACTCCTGACGGGTGGACGACGATGGGCGAGCTCAAGCCAGGCAGCGTTGTGTTTGCTCACGATGGCACGCCGACGGCTGTCATCGCGACCAGCGACGTGTTCACCGGGCGTCCGTGTTTCCGCCTGTCATTCTCAGGCGGCCACTCCATCGTCGCCGACGGCGAACACCGGTGGGAGACTGTCGCGCTTCGGTCCGGAGGTCGACCGGGACCGAGGGGACCAGGTCCTCGAAAGGGAGGCCGGTGGAGATGGACAACCGCCGAAATCGCGGCGACCCTGAGCATCCCTGTTTCGGCGAGTGCCCACCCGCAGGCGAAGTGGAATCACCGTGTCGACGTCGCCCCCGCGCTCGCCTTGCCGCGCATCGATCTCCCGATTCCTCCGTATACGCTTGGCGCCTGGCTTGGCGATGGTGAGTCTCGGAGCGCACGGATCTGCTGTCCATCGACGAAGGAGCAGGTGCTCGACGAGGTCCGGGCGGAGGGAATCACTGCGGAGCGGCAGGCCGGCGACGGCGCGCTCCTCGGCCGCGGCCACCTACAGACGACGCTCCGTGCTCTCGGACTCCTCGGCGACAAGCACATCCCGCCGGTCTATCTCCGCGCATCGATCGCGCAGCGCCTCGCCCTCCTCCAGGGGCTCATGGATACCGACGGCTACTGCGGCGGCGGCAGTTGCGAGTACACGAGCACCGCCCCGCAGCTGGCTGCCGGCGTGCTCGAGCTGATCCGGACGCTTGGGTTCAAGGCGACGATGATCGAGGGGCGCGCGACGTTGGAGGGGCGGGACTGCGGCCCGAAGTGGCGCATTCAGTTCACGGCCTATGAAGATCAGGCGGTGTTTCGCCTGCAGCGTAAGCGGTCCCGGCTTCCGGCTCGACCCGCCTCACGTCCGCTCTCTTCCGGCCGAATGATCGTGGGTTGCGAGCCGATCGAGTCGGTGCCGGTGCGCTGTATCACCGTCGAGCATCCCTCGCACATGTTCCTGGCGGGGGAGGGGCTCATCCCGACCTGTAACAGCGGCAAGTCGCCGATGCTGGCCGGGATTGGCCTCTACGGCCTGGCGTTCGATGACGAGCCCGGCGCCGAGGTCTACGCTGCCGCGGCGACCCGCGACCAGGCGAGCATCATGTTCCGCGACGCGAGGAACATGGTTGACCGGTCGCCCGAGCTCGCGGGGCTGCTCGACGTAAGCGTCTACAACCTGGCGGTGCCGGAGACGCGGAGCTTCTTCCGCGCGGTGTCGTCCGAGGGCAAGGGGCTCGACGGCAAGCGCGTGCACATGGCGCTCATCGACGAGCTCCACAGGCACCCGACTGCCGAGGTGGTCGACCAGATGCGGAAGGGCACGAAGGGGCGGCGCCAGCCGCTCATCGTGGAGATCACCAACAGCGGGTTCGATCGCGAGAGCGTGTGCTGGCACGAGCACGAGTACGCGGCGCGCGTCCTCGAGGGCATCGCCGAGAACGACACGTGGTTCGCCTACGTCTGCCAGCTCGATGCGTGCGAGGCCTGCCGGACCGATGGGAAGGACCAGGCGCAGCTGGAGTGCCCGCGGTGCGACGACTTCCGCGATGAGCGCGTGTGGATCAAGGCCAACCCGAACCTCGACGTGTCACTCCCGCGGTCCTACCTCCGCGAGATGGTCGACGAGGCGGTCGGGATGCCGTCGAAGCTGAACGACGTCCTGCGCTTCAACTTCTGCGTGTGGACCCAGTCCTTCTCGCGGTTCTTCGACGTCGAGAAGTGGCAGGCCTGCTCGGCGCACGTTCCCGACGAGGACCTGGTCGGCGCCCCGTGCTACGGCGGACTCGATCTGGGCCAGAGCGACGACCTCTGCGCGTGGGTCCGGGCCTGGATGCTACCGGATGGGCGCGTGGCCGTCCGCGGTCGCTACTGGCTCCCCGAGTCGGCGCTCGCGCGGTTCCCGCATCGGCCGTACGAGCAGTGGCAGCGCGCCGGCGTGCTGGAGGTCACCGAGGGGGACATCACGGACTACGACGTCGTCGAGCAGGCCGTGATCACCGACGCGGAGGCCTCGGCGGTCCGGGAGCTGGCCTACGACAACCGCTTCGCCGAGCGGATGGCCCTGCACTTCAATGGCCACTTCGGCGACGCCTTCGCGATCAACACGCCCCAGGGCTATGGGCTCAACGAGGCGCTCCGCGCCCTTGCCGACATGGTGGCGACCGGGAAGCTGTGCCACGGCGGCGACCCGGTCCTCTCGTGGGCGGCGAGCAACCTGGTTGTGCGGCACGGGACGAAAGGCGAGATCCGGCCGGACAAGGAGAAGGCCCGGGAGAAGATCGATCCCGTCGTCGCGCTCGTGATGGCCCTGTCGCGGGCAATCCTGCGGGTCGAAGAGGAATCGCCGATGGTCACGGTGCTCGGATGAACCCCTGGCGGTTGCTCGACGGGGCACTGCTCCTCTGCGGTATCGGTGCTGTCACGGTCGGCGTGGCGCTGGTCTTCCCGCCGGCCGCCTGGATGGTGGCGGGCATGGCACTCATCGGACTCGGCCTGATGTCCATCCGGAGGGCCTGATGGGATTCTTCTCCGACCTCGTGGCGCCGGCGATCGGGGGGACGTACAAGTCCTGGGACGACTTCTGGTACACGCGCGATCCGCGCTTCGCCAGCGCATCGCACGCCGGCATCTCCACGAGTCCCGAGCAGGCGATGCGGCTCGGCGCGGTCTACGCCTGCGTCCGCATTCTCGCCGACATGGTCGGCTGGCCCCCGCTCCATACGTACCGACGGCGCGACGGGGGTGGGAAGGATCGCGCCGTCGACGTCGATGTCTATCCGTTGCTCCGGCGCCGGCCGAACGCCTACCAGACGGCGATCCGCTGGCGCCAGGTCGGGATGCGGCACGTGCTGCTCCGCGGCAACTTCTACAACCTCATCGTCTCGTCGACGCGGCGCGTGCGCGAGCTGGTCCCGCTCGACCCTGACCGCATGACGGTCAAGCTCCTCGACAGCGGCCGCCGCGGGTATCTCTACCGGTCCATCGGTAAGGAGCCGATCCCGCTCACGCAGGATGAGGTCTTCCACGTGATGGGCATGTCGCTCGATGGCGTGACCGGCTGCTCGGTGATCGAGTACGCGCGCGAGAGCATCGGGCGCTCGCTCGCCGAGGAGGCCTACGCCGCCCGCTTCTGGTCGCAAGGGGCTGCCACGCGAGGCGCGCTCGTGACTGACGCGAAGCTCGACAAGGAAGCGCGGAACCGCAATCAGGAGGCCTGGCAGGAGGCGCAGGGCGGCTGGTGGAACAGCCACAAGGTCGCGATGCTCGAGGGTGGGTTGAAGTGGGAGCAGATCGGCGTCTCCGCCCGCGACGCCCAATATATTGAGGGCCGGGAGTTCAGCGTTTCGGACATCGCCCGTTGGTTCGGCGTGCCGCCACACATGATCGGGGACGTCGAGCGCTCCACGAGCTGGGGCACCGGCATCGAGCAGCAGTCGATCGGCTTCCTCCAGACGACCATGGAGCCCTGGTACACGCTCTGGGAACAGGAGATCGATCGCCAGCTCCTCGAGGACGACGACGACCTGTTCTCCGAGTTCCTGCGCGATGCCCTCCTCCGTGCGGACCTCGAGGCTCGCACATCGTCGCACCGCCAGTACGTCGATGGCGGCATCCTCTCGGTCAACGAGGTGCGGGACCAGCTCAACCTGAACCCGATCGAGGGCGAGGCGTACGAGAAGCCGCTTCGCGCCGAGAACATCGGCGGTGGCGGCGACCCGGCCGCACCGGCGGTGCAGCGCCGCGGCGGTGGGGAGGCACTCCCCGAGCCCGTCGACGACGATGCCGACGCCCGGGCCCGCGGCATCGTGCTCCGGGCCGCGACGCGCGTCGTCGGGAAGGAGATCGGCGCGATTCAGAAGTGGGCGCCGCGATACGCCGCGAATCCGATTGGCTGGCGGGAGTGGGTCGCGGACTTCTACGGGAAGTTCGTGCCCGTCCTTGGGGAGGCGCTCGGGATCGACGAACAGGCCGCGCGCCGGTACGGCGCCGCGCACACGGCCGAGTTGCTCGAGCGGGGGATCGCCGTGCTGGAGGAATGGGACCGACACGCGCCGGCGGCCCTCACCGCCATGGCGCTCGGGGAGGCGGTGGTCATTGCATGATCCCTGACGCTGCGTGGCGCCGGTATCGGGAATTGGCGTCGCGGCACGATTACGTCATGCCGGCGGCCCCGTTGACGGCTCAAGAGAAGATCGCCGCCCTCTCGGCTCAATGGTTTGGTCTCGGATGGGGGTGGGTAAATATCGGCCTGTCACCATGCGCCGCGGTGGCGAAGCTCCGTGGAGTCGAGTTCATTAGCCGGCCTGATGGATCGCTCACGTGTTCGAGTCGGCGGCTCTTTCGACAAGTGGCGTTCCTAAGCCAAACAGTTCGGGATGTTGCCGGATGGCTCGGGTTCGAGGACACGGACGCATTTATCGTGGCGCTTCGGAGCGAGGGCCGCGAGGTCTTGAAGAGGGTCCCGACGGAGATCCTTGCGGAACAGCATCAGACATGGAGGACAAAATGGGACAGCGCTACGCCCGCGTCATAAAGTTCGTCGCGGAGCACCCGTGGGCGATCCTGCCGGCTCGACTCGACTCGATTGTCGAGGTGCTCGAGCTCCGAGCGGCTGGCAGCATGTTCACCGATGAGGAGATTCAGGCCCGGATCGGTGCGGCGGCCCCGCGTGCCGCCCAGCCAGGCGGGCCCGTGGCCGTGCTGCCGCTCCATGGCATCATGGCGCCCCGGATGAACGTCATGACGCAGATCAGCGGCGGGACCTCGGCCGAGATGTTCGGTCGCACGTTCCGCGCCGCGATCGCGGATCCGGACATCGCGGCGGTCGTGCTCGACGTCGACTCACCCGGCGGCTCCGTGTTCGGCGTCGAGGAGCTGGCCGCCGTGATCCGATCCGGGCGTGGCCGGAAGCCGATCATCGCCGTGGCGAACACCCTGATGGCGAGCGCGGCCTACTGGGTCTCAAGCCAGGCCGACGAGATCGTGGCAAGCCCGAGCGCGCAGGTGGGGAGCATCGGGGCCGTGGGCATCCACCAGGATATGTCCGGCGCCGAGGAGAAGCTCGGCGTCAAGACGACCCTGATCACCGCGGGCAAGTACAAAGGCGACGGCAACGAGCACGAGCCGCTCTCCGACAGCGCCCGCGCAACGATGCAGCAGCTCGTCGACACCTACTACGCAGCGTTCGTGCGGGACGTGGGCAGGGGTCGGGGTGTCACCGCGGACCAGGTCCGGGAAGGCTACGGTGAGGGCCGCATCCTCTCGGCCCCGGACGCGCTCCGCGAGGGCCTCATCGATGGCATCGCGACCCTCGATCAGGCCATCGGCCGGCTGGCCGGCGGTGGCAAGCGAGTCTCCACGAAGGCCGAGGCCGAGCCGACGCCGATCGCGGCCACCGAGGAGCCGCCAGCCATCACGGACGTCGGGCAGGAGGAGATCGCCGAATTCCGGCGCCGCCTGGCGGCGATGGCGTGACCTGTCCACGCTGCGGCGCGTCGGTCGAGCGCAAACCCGGACCAGGGCGGCCACCGGAATACTGTTCGTCCCAGTGTGGGCGGGATGAGCGGAACCAGCGGATCAAGGACCGCGCGGCAATTTCCGCTAAATCGTGACTTGACGGAGGCGCGGCGACTGCCGTAGCGTCACCAGTC